TCTGTCTTAAATCTCCTGAAACATCATAAGCGGATGTTGGTAGCGTTGGATTTGTATCAAAATAATCAGGAGTTAAATCATATATATCCTCAATATCTAAAACTATATTATTTCTTATTGAAGAAATAGAGAGATTCAGAGTTGCGATTGTACTTGTTAAATCTTGAGATTGTAAAGCATTCGAAATAGTATTATATAATAGTGTTTTGACGCCAATATTAGATCCCTTTAAATTGTATTGTGTTGTAGCTGTTTGAGCAGTTTCACGTAAATTAACATAATACAAGCAAACATCTTTTATTTTTTTTGAAAAGAACGGTACAGCTATTGCAAGATCTCTTGGATTAGTTACATCGAGATTTGTAAGATATCGTTGTTCCTCTACAGTTGAGTAATTAATTAAAATTTCGTTAATTAAATTAACATAAAGATTTTGTATAGAACTAGCTGTTTGAGCTACAGATACACCTTGTACTGCATACCAGCTACTAACGTATATTTGATAAAGATTTAATGCATTTTCAGGTGTTGTATAAATTGATTTATTATATGGTAACCATTGAATGAAAGTAAGCGGTTGTGTACGATCGACAGCATTTGTAGCGTTAACACCTAAAGTGGTAATTGAATCAAAAGTTATAAGTTGGGTTTGTGTTACAACCATGTTGGTAATTATTTAATTTAAACTAAAGGGATATATGTTGGTGAGTTAGCTCCCTGATTATTATAAAATATATTAGATATTTGTGGATTACCGGAAATTGATACAGTTTCCATATCACTAATGAGACCGGAAGATAAAGGATATGTATATGATCGCGCTGTTAACTCCGCTACACTAGATACTAACCCCACATTATGAAAATTATTATTAATATAATAAATATTTCCAGCATCATTGCGCACAGCAGGAAATAACCATCCTTTTATAATAAAACTTGTATCGGCAACGACTTTATATTTTTCAGTAGCATTTATATCAGTTGGATATGTTAAATTAATATTACCGTCCCAGAGAACTTCACTACGAATTTCTTGTGGTGTAGTGAATCCATTTGATACAAGTGCTTCTGGAAGTTTCCATGACAGTATAATATAAGGATTATTATATGGGACAAAATTTGAGATAATTTGGTCCATGTCTGATTGAAACTTAGTCAATATAGACATTGAAACGCTTATATTAACAGGGACTGGTGAATTATAAAATGCTGTTGATGGTTGTCCATCGCCATCTGATAGGCCTCTTGGTACATAATACCCATCTAGCTTATTAAACACTCTATTAACATCTCTTGATATAGATGTCATATTTATGGCTACAACAGGAACTGTAATATTTTGTGCAAGATTTACTAAATCATACATAACTCTCTGTTTTGGAGAGTAAACATAACGGACTTGAACGCTATTTATTGCGTTACGATTTTTATCATATCTTTTGATAATAATATCATCAAAAGCTGCAACAAATTGAGTTATTAAGTCCTTTGTTTCAAAATAATAGCTTTGTGCCTGCATTCATTAATATTTAATTAATGAATACGTTCGATGAAGTGTTTTGGTAACTTGTTCTTAGCTCTTGTAACAACGTTTATGAAATTGCCATCGAGAATATATGTAGAAGAGTAGTCATTTTTACTTCTAGTAGACCTACCTGCTGCCTGTACAACTGCATTGAGCATTTTATTTTCATACCACTCCTTATCAATATCAAATAACTGCTTAATACGCTTGGATCCTAATGGTAGAAACGGTAGTTTAACAATTATCTGAAAACGAGCCAAATCATCCTTAAGATCTATACCATATACCATAGAAGGTGATACAAGAACGGTAGGATCCTCAGTCTCCATATGTTGCTTAAGAATGTCTTCATTAGTATTTTTGGTGTCTCGTACGAGTAGTCTACTGCTATTTACTCGATTACGTATAAATTCTGTAATTTCATACGAATGTGTATGAATTAATCCTTTTTCATTTGAATGGTGATTGAGAATTTGTTCAATTTGACTAGAAATACCCGGTAATACGTTTTTTAGATTTTTATAATTAGGTTTATATTTTGACGATATAAAAATAGGTGATTTTTTAGCATCAAAGTTACTACCAATTTCAATATACTCATAGTCTTTAATACCTAGTGACTTTGCAAAGTTTTTATGATCGATAATAGTGGCTGATACTAAAACCACTTTATCCGCAAACTTAAAAATATTATCTGTAAGAAAATCGGCTCTTAACGGTGTTATTAACACATGTTTTGAATCTACCTCAACAACATATTCACCTTTATTCCATAAAGATATAAGAGATGTTAAAGAGCGATGTAGGCTTTTAAGATAGCCGTATTTTATTTGCTCAGACTGTGTAAGTGTTATTGGTTTAGCTTTATTTGATGTCTTTGCAGTGAGTTTTTCTAACTCTTCATTAATAGTAATAGTTAATTCTGTTATCCAATTAAGAGCTCTTTGCTGATTATCAGTTACAAGTGTTTTATAACTGATATTATAATTATCTAATTTTTCGTATACAACCTCAGCGGAAAATTGTCTAATAAGCTCATCTTCTAACTCGGATGCTTCATCACATACAATAAAATTTTTACGCTTTACATGCTCTGGTAGTGCTAAAAACATTTTATAGTTAAGCGCTGTAAATTGTGATATAAGAGCTTGATTACGAGCGTTGTAATATGGACAACGATTTTCTATCCAACATTGATCTTTTATTTTAGGAGCAAATGTGCATGGAGCTAATTCGGTATCAAAATTATTATCAATATCACATTGATAGTTTGTTTTACCCTTTAAAATGGCTGTATCATTAAACAATCCAAGATACTGATCTTGAAGAGCTTTAGTAATAGTTAAGGCAAATGTACCGAAAGCTGGTTCTTGTGTACACTCATAACCATATGAATAACTGCCTTCAAAGTCTTTTTTATATGCATCATAACTCTCTATAAGTCTTACAAACTCCTTAGATGGTTCTGTACTTAAGTTAGCAAGCGTTCTGGCTATAAATGATTTTCCTGACCCCGTTGGTGCACAACATATTACTATTTTCTTTTTTGACTTAAATGCTTTTTCAATTTCATTAAGAACAGTTATTTGTCCGGTAGAAGGTATAAATCCGGATGGAAAATGCTCAATATATGTTTCAGTCACATATTGATTATAGCATGTCAATTCATTATTACAACTACCTTTTTATTAAACATTTTCGATGGTCTATTGAAGGTGATATTTTTAGTATTTGTTGATATTCTTATGTTATTAAGACAAAAACTATCAAGCGTATAATCAAACTCTAAACTGCTTACTGTAGCATTTGTTGTAAAAGGATATGGTATTTCATATATAAATCGCTTACTACTACGATCGGGTGTGGTAAGTGTAAAAACACAAAAGAAGTCTTTTACAGAAAATAAAATTAACTTACCACTTTTAAGAATTTTATTGTCAATTGTAAAAGATATATCTCTTAGTAAGAGAGGCTTAATTAATTGTTCAATGTTTTCTGTCGGTGTCATGAATTCATAAAGGTTATTTTTTGAACGGGATTCATACCTGCTAATTTTTCATTAAAGAATGTCCAAAATTCTTTATTAGCAGGTATTACTTGAATCAAATCGCATGCTGCCATATTAATACATCGGTAGTCTTGCATAAAAATGTCCCATGTTATAACAAGATTTTTTGCATTAGGATCAAATTTTGGCATATTAATGGCGCGCCTGTAATTAAGAGCAAGTCTACCTTCTGTACTGTTTAATAATGATAAAGAATTAGTACAGAGCATTCGTCTGGTAGCAGTTCCACCAAACTTAGGTCGCCTACGCAAAAATTTAATTTCTGCGACGTTGTTTAGTAGTAGACTTTTTATTGTGGCTAGCGACGCTTTCATTATCATCTCCTCTTAATGAGCAAATACCAAAAATACGTTGCTCATTAAGGAAAATTCCTCTCTTAAGCGTACCGTAATTATCAACATCTAAATTAGCTACTGGTACACCGAGATTGTTAGGAAAGCAAACATAATCACCAACTTTAGCATGCTTAACGTTAGGACCAGCAAGAATAACTTGACCAATTCGCCAAGCTTTTGTATCTGTATTAACAGGTACATGTAGACCATTACGGATAATACTTGTGCCATCTGTTGACTCATCAACAAACGTACAGAGAAGAATATCATCTAAAACGTGTTTAAGATTATAACCGTAAAATACTGAATTAAAAGAATTTTTCGGAATTGAAGAAAAGTCAATTAAGCTTTTCGGGACGGGACCAAGCATGTCAATATCAGCTACCATATACCTTTAATTATATTAGTTATTTAAAAATGCAATGTATTGTTCTATTTCTCTTTTTGAGAGTTCTAAGTTTGTTGCAAGTAAAGGAATATTTTCATCCTTGTCAATTTTATTTTCCTTTACCTTTTTTATATACTCTATTTTTTTAAAAGACATCTTTGGGAAGACTGCAGTAAATAGTGTTAGAAGATCTTTCTTATTATCAAATATACTGAGATATTTGTTTAATATATTACAATGCTTAGCGATTACAGGCGAATACATACTCAACCATCTATTAACTATATATGGTTGAAAATCAGATTCTTGATCTACTGTTGATAGACAATTATTTTGTTTTTTAAACAGGATATTACTTATAATATCAAATATTGTCATTAAGCAATTACTTTAGATGTTGCAATAAAGATATCCTCAACCATTGCATAAAACGTTTCAATAATATCTTTCATAAACTGCTCAGCCTCAGCGTTACCAAGCTTTGTAGAATATGCAAACGCTGGTGCTTTCTTACCAGCTTCAATATTAATACCGGTATGACCCAGAGCGACATTATTTTTTGAATACGTAATGCTCACACTGCATTTACCTTTCATCTGAGTAACACCGCCCTGGGTATGCTCCTTATGTACAATAAGATCATCTCCATCTACCTCGATCGGAGCTTTAAGATACTTACTACTAAGAATATTAGCAATCTGAGTATTAAGAAGACGTTGAAAAGCTACAGCACCGAAAGGATCAAGATTTGGAATCTCCCAGCAAAAATTAATTGCATCATCACTATAGATATAATCTGCGTTAAGAATATCTTCATTATCAATCATGCCCTCAGCTTCAACCTTCATAGGAGCACGAAACGCTACAATATTTCCAATCGGTAATGTATTCTTACGAAAGTGCTTATAGGCAAAGCGGGAATGAATAAGATCGCCGTCATATAGTGGTATATTAATAATCATAGTTAAATTATATGTGATGTATGCTGTGATTGCAAATGCATAAATGTTTTTTTAATACCTTCTTTTAATCCTATAGGATTAATTGGTAGATTAAATGTACCGATATATTTTGTATTCATACCTTTCTTATTAAGAATAATAGGAACTGTATATGTATCTAAACAATTTATAATATTTGCAATATTATTAAGTGTATATTTTTCTTTGTATACACAATTAATTGTTTTTTTTAATATTGTATTATCAATACAATATTCAACAAGTTTTGTTAAATCGTCCATATAGATAAAATCCATATATCTATTTTGATTTATTATGATTGGTTGTTTATTAATATAATTTATTATATTATTTTTAATAAATCGTGTATTCATTTCATTTGAATCAAATATACCATATATTCTTAAATTGTAAAACGTTTGTTTGCGTTCAACAAACGTTTTAATTATACTTTTACTCAAGCTATAATAACTTTCATATGGGTACTTTTCTATACCAGATCCAAAATTAATAAATTTTTTAAATTTATTTTTGTTTTTAACAAGATTAAAAAACATTTTAAGATTTGTTAATAAAACATTATTATTATTATCTTGAAAGCGACCACCTAATATACTAGCTGTATGCAATACAACATCAAATTGTTTATTTTTAAACCAATTATCTGTTGCAGTTTGATCTGCCAAATTAAAATCTTTGCGACCTATTGCTGTAATATTATACTTTTTTTGTAACGAATGTATTAATGCTGTAGCAATATAACCTGAACATCCAGTTATTAATACATTTATCATTTTACTTTTCTTTTATAAAATCACCAAATTCTACTAATATTGTACTCTTACCATCCGTTCTTGTTAATGCTTTAATATAAGCAGGCATTATATCTTCGGGCTCTTTTAGTTCTATTATTTCTATTGTCTTACACATAGATCTAAATGCATCTGTAAAATTGCCTTTGTGTTGATCTTGCGGATCGACTGGACGTTCACTACCAACAGCTACACGGATAATAACGTTGGGAGTACAACTACCATCTGACATTAATATAAATTTATCTAAATGATTTATTATTTGATCTGTTCCCATTAACAAAAAATTCCATCTTGGTATTAGAGATACAGGTATTAATCCTTGAATTGCTAAACCATTAGCAACACCACATTGTAAATATTCAGCTACTGGAAATTCAATTTTTTTATTATCAGGTACTTCAATTAAAGTATCGTACAATCCCGTACCACCATACTTTACTGCCTGTCCAATAAAAATTGTACGACTATCTTTGGCAAGATAGTTCATAGCTCGCTTTAATTCATTAAAATAATTCATATTTAAAATTGTACCCGCTGACCTGCACCTGCATGCGGGTATTTGGTATTCTCATATTGATAATATAATAAATTAGGCTGTTCGTATATACAATCATTTTTCATTTCTAATCTAAAGTCAGCTACTCTATCAATAAAATAGGGCACATCACGATTCCATGCTTCATCCGTTGGTGTTAATACAGAAAGTTTATTTGATTCAACAACAAATGTTATAGGTAAAGTATAATTTCTTGCATATTTGTATGCTTCATGAAAAGCACCTGTTTCAGCAGACATATCACCGATCCAACACCAGACATGCTCACTACTTTGTTGTAATTTAACACCTAGCGCTATACCAACTGCTATTGATGGAATACCGCCAACAATTGAACTACAGATAAACCTATAATCAGGTAGATTCATTATCATTGACTTACCTGAAATAATTTTTTGTTCAAGTAAATCAGGTGAAATGCCTTTTAAGAGAGCTTGATAATGATTTCTCCAAGTGCAACAAATCCAATCATTTGTAGAATTTATGCGTTTAAATATTTCAATCATTTTATCTTCATTGCCATAATAAAGATGTATAGGTGCTTTTATTTGCTTTTTATTAAATAAATCACCAATTTTAATTTCAAAATTTATTAATTGCTCAGCTGTCAGCATATGCTAATAGTATATTATATTAAGTAACAGTTTTCAAGCTACTACCATATAAATCTTTCTTTGTAATAATTGACAATATTTTTTATTTCAATATTAAATTTTTTTGTAGGCATCCAATTAAGTGATCTAAGTTTATTATCATCAAGAGCATATCGTGTATCCATACCAGGTCTACTATATGATAAGTCTAGATATTGCTCATAACCATCTAAAGTACCAAAATAGTTTTGTATGATTTGTTTAACTGTATCAATATTTGATTGCTCAAACCCACCTGCAATATTAAAAATATCGTTAGTTACACCTGAATTAATAATTGTCATAATAGCATTAGCTGTATCCTCAGCATGTAGCCAATTACGTATGGGTGTACCACCTTCATGTAACTGAATCTTGCGACCGAGTTCAAGATATTTTAATGTTTTTGGAATTAATTTTTCAACATATTGTCCACAACCGTAATTATTTGTTGGTCGAACAATAATATAATTTATATTATACGTTCTATTCCATGCTAATATTAACATATCCGCTGCTGCTTTGGTAGCAGAATATGGATTGCTAGGTTTAAGTAAATCTGTCTCTATGTGCGATCCGTTAGTAATATCACCGTAAACTTCATCAGTACTAAAATGTAGTAGTATTGGCTTTTTATTTGTTTCGTGTCGATAATTTTTAATTAACTCAAGTAAGTTGTGCACACCATCAATATTTGACTTTACAAAGTCTTTGCTATCTACAATTGAATTACCAACATGTGTTTCAGCTGCAGTGTTTATAATATAATCACATTCATATAAAAATGTCAATTCGTTAATATCGCAATTTGTATATGAAAAGTTTTTATATTTCTTAAATTCATCTAGTAAAGTAAGATTTGCTGCATATGTTTCTTTATCTACACCTTTGACATACCATCCACGTTCTAAACATTGTCGTGTTACATGTGAACCTATAAAACCTAAACAACCTGTAATGTATACTATTTTTTTCATAATTTATTAATATATAAATGTTCCGAAAAATCCGTAGCGTCTATATAGTGATTATATATGTTGTATATACTCTTATATCTACTGTTAGAATTAGAACATATCCAAAATTCACATTTGTGCCTTTCATCAAAAATTACAGGTCTGTCTTGTGGTAGTATAAGGGTGTTAATATGACTTGCTCTTGCCCACCAAAAATTTTGCGAATAATGATTTACAGGATCTGTAATAAATTCTGCTCCGCATGTATCATAGGTTTTTAAAAATTCTAAAGCCTCTTTGTATCTTGTAACGTTTTGATAAAGGTGATAACGTCTTACATCTTCTATCCAATTTATTTCTGGTACGTGTATACAGTTACTAGATCCTTTTGTATGAAGATATAAAATATTATCAGTTGGATTTTGCCTTGCGTGATTAATGATTTTATGTAATGTTGGAAATTCCCACTGCTGTACATCTATACCATTATAATTAATTGTAGCTTTAGGTACATTAAAGGTAATATCTCTATCACCTACTAACTCTACATTAATTGAATCAACATCTTCATATATTTTTGAGTCTAAAATATATTTTGCAATTTCGTTTAAAATATTTTGACATCTATCAAAATTTGGGTGTCCGTGTTTATCGTGTATAAGATTACCTGCATGTATAAAGATTACATTTTTCATTTTGATAATTCATTTTTATAAAAGTTAACAAGCCGTTCAACTATACTCTTTATATCATACTTTAATTTAAACCCATATGATAATAACTTGCTTATATCAAGATATGAATGTCTTACTTGAACAATATTATGAAAATTTGTTGGTTCAATATGTTGTATAACAGATTTTGAATTTGAATAATCAATAGCGGTATTAATAATATCAAGAAATCTATATGGTTGTCCACTACCTATGTTTATTATCTGGTTAATTGGAGCCGAGTCAATACAAAGCTTAATTGCGTTACAAACATCGTCAACATAAATGTAATCTCTTAAAACTTCACCACCGTAGTACAATGGCACATCTCTATTATGTACAATTTCTTTAATTAAAAATTGTAAAGCATTTTTCTTTTTAGAAATTTTAAAATCACCCTCACCGATTACATTAGCTAATCTAAATATCCTATATTTAATATTATATGTTTCACAAAATGAAATTATTAGTTGTTCAGCACAAAGTTTTGTTATAGAGTAAAAACCTGTTGGATTACATTTTGAATAATCTTCTCTAAATGGAATTTCATGATTTTGACCATATACAAACCATGAACTAATAAAATTAAAAGTAGCTGATGTATTATGCTTTATATTATCCAATACGTTCATTAATACAGTCAAATTAGTATCAATATCAATATGTAAATTATTATGTACATTATAATTATCTACAGTGCTTATTAGATATAAAATATTATCTGACTGTGGTTTATAATCATTTCGATCAATTTTAATAGTTTTATTTTCGTATATTTTACAAAAACGTTTACCAATAAAACCGGTTGATCCAAATACTGATATCAAATTACTCATAAAGCTTGTGATGGCAATTCAGGATTTATTGCACGTGCAAAATAATTAACATTTGAATTACCACAACAGAATAAAAAGTCAGTCTTTGACATAAGATATGCTTCAATAATAACATCTTCACCAATTTTAAATTTTGGAGTATTGCTATAGTGTAGCGGCTCTGCTGATTCGCTTCGAATACTATTATAATAAACGACTTTATTTCCAAAAACTGTTTTAAGAGCCTGTAATCGATGATCTTCATCAGATGCACAAAATATAACATCATATGCTGCAGCTTTGTCTTTAATAGTTTGAAAATAATCAAATATATTTTTTTTATCAGGATGATCAGTTCCACGAAAATGTACTCCTAATACTTTTTTACCTGTAAAGTATTTTTCAGTAAAATTTTTAATTTTTTCGGTAATATCTGGTAATAGTTGAATATTTTCGTTTATTATTTTATTATATTCGTGTCTTCGATTTTTAATATATTCCTCTGTAGGATTAATCATAAACACATCACGAAATTCACTTTCTGGTACATCTATAATATCAGTTATAGTAGTTTCTATTAATACTTCTGATGGGTAATCATTATTATTAGGTTGTTTAAAATAATACTCCCATACATTCTCTGTATGTGTAATCGCAGGATCATTATACTGACAATTTTCGTTAAAATTTATGTAGTACTGCCGACCCGGATAATGGTATATTGCACGTAGTACTTGCCAAATATAACCGCAGATACCACAGCTTCCATTGTTTTTAATAATTATATATTTCATATTTTTTGTCCAAAATTTTGTATATAGTATGATTCAATTTCTTGTTGACCACGTGTCATACCGTATGCCATGTGAATAGCATAGCCGTTTCTAATATACAACGGTGATGAGTTATCAAGTCTCATTTGTAGGGTTAATTGTCCCTCATCCCAACCATCATTAAATAATTTATATGTATCGCGCCAGAATTGTGTTTTACATATAAAGAGGTTATTACAAAAATAAGGAGCATAGTTAGCTTCTAATTTATAGACCTGCTTATCAAAAAATTTATTTTTATTTTCAATTATTTTATTTGCAATAAATATATTATATTTTTTTGAATATCTTGCAGGGTGAACACCTCGAACCATAAAATAATACCATGGAACATTATTTGTTTCCCATTTAGTATCTATTAAATTAACCGCATTCCAATATTCTTTAGCATTCCATATCGACATACTTTGTATTTTTTGATTAATACCGGTATAATCAAGACCCCATTGCGTATCTGCTATAGGATCGGTTAAGAAAAATGTATGTGCTTGATTAATATCATTGCCTGTTAAAAAATCTTCAACAAAATAATCTGCAGATGGGATTCCATTTGTAAATATAGGCGCTATTATTGGATTTAATTTTGTAATTTTATTTAAATTTTCATAAGCAAAATCCCAAACATGTCTGCTCATTAAAACATCATCATCTAATTTACATGAATATTCACATTCACTTTTATGTGCAATATTAATTTTTTCTTGATAACTTGGTGTATTTAACTGTATAAGTCCTACTTTAAAGCCAGGTTTGTTATTGGTAAAATATGTATTAAGACTATTAATAGATGCAGCTTCTGCATAAACATATAAAATAAAATTAGCTTTATGTTTTGCTTGTTTTATTTCTTCAATCATTCTAATCATAAAAGGCAATCGATGCGCTTTTTGACTACAAGTAAATAAATTAATTTGTAATTTTGGTGCCATTTATTATACTATATGTAATGTTTTTATTTAAAAATATCAAGCAGTTTAATCTTGTCTTTAAACTGCTGTCCACCGTCTTGAAAGACGTAAGCAACTTCTCCTCTTCCGTGAAAACCAAAACAATTATCTAAATTATATTCACACTCTGGAATTTTTGACTCAAGTGAAAATTTCATTGCTACTTCAACAGGTGCAAATTTACAACCCTGTGAAACAAAATAATCATGATATGTCATACATGTATGTGTGTCATCATGTTCACCATTCCACGGTATTGTTTGACATATATCTATAAATTTTTTACTTTTTAAACAAAAACCACCGTTACCAACACGATGAACATGTCCAACTGCCCATGGTGCACCTATATAATCATAATCTAACCATGTAGGGTCCCATAAATGAGGATTAATTACAAAACCGTCATCATGTATAGAAAGACTATATTCAGTATCAATATATGGATGAATACCTTTCATTGAAAAATAACTTGAAAGATTATGATCCATATTATCAATTTTTACAAATTCAATATCTTGAGTCAAATTATTAGGCTCAATATGTGAAAATAATATACTTCGTTTAAATTGTATATCTTTCATGCTATAACGTAGTGCTCGTACGCCGGCTGCAGGATCGACACCGTTTAGACACCAAAGTGTTATATTTGTTAAATCAATTTTAGACATTATTGTTTAAAGAATTTTTCAACAGTCTCGTCGATATATTGTAATTGTTCATCTGTTATAACAGGACTTGTACCAAGAAAAAATGTATCTGTTGTAACTTTTCTTGCATTTGGATAATTTTTAATGACATCTTCTGTATTCATAATACCTTCATAAGCTGGTTGTAACATTATATTGCCTGCAAAATACGGTCTAGTTTGAATTTTATTTGATTCTAAAAATTGTACTATATTTGTACGTTTAAACGGTGCTTTATCGCGAAGTGTAAGCGCAAATGCAAACCAGCTTGGTACACTCTTATCTGTAGCTTCTGGTATAACAAAATACTCTTCATATTTTTTAAATATACTACAAAGTTTAGCATGATTATGTCTACGTTTTTCAGTTATAAGAGGTAATTTTTTCATTTGCTCAAGTCCCATTGCTGCTTGAACTTCAATTGGTTTAAGATTGTACCCAATCTCATCATATACGTATTTGTGATCAAAGATTTCATCTGGAATAGATGGCAACCAATTTGAAAATCTATTACCGCATGATCCATTTTTAAGTAACCCTGCTTTTTTACCTACACAATAGCAACCTCTACCCCATTCTCTAAAACTACGAATAATAATTTCTTGTTGATGTGTATTGCAAGCAATAAATCCACCCTCACCCATTGTAATGTGGTGTGCAGGATAGAAAGAACAACTTGCAAATTCACCAAAACTACCTAATGGCTTGTCATCATATGTAGAGCCTAATGCATCACAACAATCTTCTAATAAAATTAAATTATATTGTTTAATAATTCTCATTAGTTCATCCATGTTCGGTGGATTACCGAGCACATGTGCAAATGTTATTACTTTAGCTCCGAGTTTAGCTTGATTTTCAACTTGTTCAAGATTGAGATTTAATGTATCAATATCAATATCAACAAACGCAGGTTCAAACTCACATTGAAAGATTGGATTTATCGTAGTGGGAAAACCTGCAATAGGTGTAATAACTTTTGTACCTTTTGGTAGATTATAAAGTCTCTTTGATTTAAGAGCTGACATCATTATTAAATTAGAGCTACTACCGCTATTTGTTAGTATACCAAAATCTTTATTGAGTAATTTTGGAAAGGTATTTTCAAATTTAATTCCCTGTTGACCTAAGACAAGCCAACCCGCTAATAAGGTTTCAATAGATTTTACATATTCATTAGAATCAAAATAAGGTCCTGCATATTGAACCCAATCCTGTCCAGGACGCCATGTTTTTTTACTAATTTCTTCGTTAATTAATTCTTGAACAAGTGATAATATTAAGTCTTTTTTATCTTGCATATAATAAAATTATTATAATGTAATAGCTATATAAACTCAACGTAAATTTTGTTTTTTAGCATAATCATAAATGCCCATATTCCAATCACCTAAATTAGGTACATCATATTTATTTGTATATTCAACAATTGTCTTAAGTTTTAAATTTTGTTTCATATCTTGTGAACTAAAAACATCTAAACGTACTTTAAGATCGTATGGAAAATAACTATATTCCCATGCAAAATTGTTAACAGAATTATCGTATGCCTCTTTACCGCATACTTCTACTCCGTGTAATTTATGATCAACATAATTTAAAACTTTCCAATAATATTGCTTTACACCAACTGCACGTTTATCCATCCACTGAAGATGTGCTATAAATAAATTATTTGGATCAATGCTATTAATATTACCGGGATTTGGCAAATGTAGCGAATGCATTTGAGTTTTTTTGTGTTGTGTTTTTTCTGAATAACTTCCAATACGATCGGTAAAATTTGATCTCCACATTGTATCTACACGAAGTTCATTTTTACCGGTATATTGAGCCCAGTGTAGATAATAAAGATTGTTTTTATTTTGCTCAAGAAATAATTCAAGCTGATCTTTTGTCCAACGACCATCAAAATATTCATCAGAATCTAAACATGTAATATTACCTGTATATTCGTATGCTTTATCAAAGATTATTTGTCTATTATCTGTCTCCATCCAAAGTTCTTCTTCAACATTATGTCTTGTATTTTTAGAAAAAATATGTAATATATTGTATTTTTCTTTATTTGCTGTTAAAAATTCTAATGTATCGTCTTCTGATCCATCATCATAAAATACAAATCCATCAGCATATTTTGTCCAGATAGGTAACATTTCCTTTAAAAGGAAACATTCATTCTTTGTCATTGTTGTTTGTACAATCATGTTTTAGAGTTTAAAATATATCTTTTGTAATGCAACTTCGTTTATAGCAGGATATAAAAAGTTATTATGTTCCCCTCTTTTTACTAAAACACTAAAAAAGTATTGGTGCCAATCATTAAAGTCTTTTGTATGTTTTTCTGCAAATGTGCTTTGATTATAAGTAAATTCAACTCCAGGTGCTGAAGATCTATCTTCATGTATAATATGAAACAAGGTAGGTGTTTTATTTTGCATAAAAGTATCAGTATTTTTAAGCAAAATTGTAGCGTAATGTGTATCCCAATACACAACTGCATATACGTATTCTGGAAACAATTCACGGTTTTTATTCCACCATTCTGTATTAATTGTAAATGTATCAAATCCTGAAACTTGATAATGACTATTTCTAACAGGCGATGATGTTGGATCATTAAGTTTAATTGAAAAATTTAAATCATTAATTTCACCTTCTATAGCTAATCTTGAACCGATGTATGCGGTGTGATCATTATCAAATATTTCCGTAAAAAATTTAGGTGTAACAATTATATCAGAATTAACAAAACAAAAATAATCATATCCAAGATTTGCTAATTCATCAAACATATCGCGCACAATAGGCAATTCACGCTTACCGTTACAAACTGCCTTACTTGTTCGTTTTAAACAACGTAATGTTTTAAAATCAGGATGCTCGGTAAGATCTTTACCATTTTCAAACTGAATATTAAACAGATCTATATTATCTGGAAATTTAGCTTTACATTTGATTAAACTTTCAGATGCTAAATCTTGTGCTTTATTGCTACCAAATAAATTTGTACCTACAGCAATTTTTTTAAACATATAACACTCCTATACCTTTTTCTTTTTTTTCATTTATTAAAATTTCTTTATGTGTATAATTATTTTTTATTTCTTTCCAAAATTTAGCACCTCCACCTTCTTCACGTTCACCAATATCATGAAATGCTACAATACCCCCTTTACGGACTAAAGGTGAGTATAAAATAAAGTCCTGTTTAATGGCTTCATAGCGATGATCACCATCAATGAATAAAAAATCAATTTGTTCATTATTAAAAATTTCTTTAGTTTGCTTAACTGTAGAATCTTTTTGAGAAGCATCAGGAATTAAATAAAGTTTACTCTTTTTAGCTTTTGCCCATTTAGGCCAAACATTTTTATAATTATCTTCCTGTATAGCTACTCTCCAATCTGTAGGACCAACAAACATTCTAACAGGCAGATCAATTGCTAGTACGGTAGACTCATCAGCTCCGTAGTGTATAAAATGCTGCAATGACCAACCATACATGGAGCCGATTTCTATTATTTTTGATGGGTTTATCTTAACGTATTCTTTTAAGAGTTCTTCAAACTCTCTTACGTCTTGACTATCGAGTTTATTTTCTTCTAATATCATTTTTTATTTGTTTTACTGTTTCTATTACTTGTGTTTCACTAATATAAGGTGGTTGATTTGGATAGTGACCATGTTTTTTAAGGTATAATTCTCTACCTCCATAAACATTTTTCTCCCACTGTTCAGATTTATTTGCAATAGATGAATTATCAATAGCACCTGGGGCCTCTGTAAGTAATTCATGACTGTTAGCTAAATCAGCAAACCACCAAAATGGAGGATGATAACCTGCTTTAATAATACAATATGTATGATCTACATGTTCCCAAGCATTATAAAATTGTTCATCAATATAACCTACTTTTTCTATAACCTCTCTTGTAAAAAAAGAAAACATAGCAACAGTATGCTCATATAATGCAATTTTACAAGTCTTATAATCTAGTATAAGCTTTGGATTTGGTTCTGTATCTTGATTCAATAGATGACGGTTATGTAAATCAAAGTTTTTAATAGTTTGTTTACGGTTAAAAGGTGATCCGGGACCATAATTAAAATGCTGAATACCAGATACTTTATATGCATCAATATACTGTTTAAACACTGTAGGATCAAGGATAATCATATCGTCCTCTATAAGAAAGAGATAATCACAGCCTTTATTAAAAAGATATTTTAAAGCTTTGTTTTTTGATTTACCAACACCAAGATTTTCTTTATTTTGAATCCAAGCTACATGGCTAAAATCATAATCCTTACCAACATATGGAAGATCCTCACTTAACGGTGTACCATCATTAATAACAATTAATTCACTGATATTACTGTCTTGAGGAATAGAATCTAAAAGACCTTTTAAATACTGAGGTCTATTACAGGTAATTATTCCTACTCCAATTTTAGCATCCATAGTTGTAATTATGTATTTTAACATAAATATTTTAAATGGCAATTACACCTACCAATAGTAATACAGTTAATATTGTAAATCTCCCTAAATCACAACTTGCTGTAGGTTCTGATTTGTTAGTTTTACAAACTACAAACGGTACTCAGACTATTACATTCGATAATTTTAATGTTGTAAAAACTGATGTATCTGGAAATGCTACTGTAACTGGTGTTTTATCCGGTAAGAGTTCTATTTTGAATACATTGTTAGTTAATTCTATTACTGCAGGTAACTTTACAACTCCAGCCGGTCCCGGTACTACTTTACCGACTGGATTTTATAATCAATTTTCAATACAAAATGGTCTTATTCTAAGCGCTACTTCTAATGTACAACAAGATCCTACTTATTTACAGCTCTATAGTCAGGATATACCACTTTATGTTAGTAGTATCTTAAAAGGTTATGGTGTTTCAACTGTAATACAAGGGTATGGAAATATTCTTATACCGGCTGGTAGTACAACGGCTGAAATTTTTGTTGATTCATTCTTTAAATCACCGCCGCAGAGTTATGCCAATGGACAAATTACTCCGGCTCATATAAGTTTAACTTCTGATTTTGTACCTACTTTAAGTAGTGTTTTAATAACATCAATATTATCTCCTAGCACTCTTTCAGCACTATCGGCATTATCCCAACTTGCATATTTATCTGGTGGTTTTGAACCGGGGAGTAATAGTTCTATTCTTAATGTATTGACAGGATCTGATTTTAATAATTTAGTTAATAGTAGCACTATAACTGGTACAGTTAATATACCATATAATGTTACTCCAATAATTACACCTAATACAATTAGAACATACACAAGCTCTTCAGGTATAAATGATGGATTAACTTTTGAAGTTAATATTGGAGTATCTCAATCTGTAGATGTTACAGTATATTGGATTTTAAATATAGTTATACCTTTAACTGTTATTGCGTAATTAAAAACGTGAATGGAAAAATAATAGCGCTTTAGCTATTCCTTGATTAACTTGTTTAGCGCTCATTCCATTATCTTCAATAAGGCGTTTGCGTTCAGCTTTAAAGCATTCAATAAATTCTTTTGAAAGCATACCTCTAAGTTTTTTTGGATAAAAAATACGCTTACGTACATCAATACGATTTGGCATTTCCAAATCTTCTAAAATTAATTTAAATTGTTTATTAAAACTATCCACACCATTATTTAGGCGGCGGAACAATTATATTACCTTTAAATTTCTCCCACTCTTCATCTTCAATTTTAATTTCTTTATGATCTGCTAACAATTTTTCAATAAGATCTAAATTTTCTGTATTTAAAACACTATTTTCATCATTAACTAAATCACCACTATCATCAAGATAAAGTCTAATCATCTCAATACGCTCTTCAGGTGTACCAAAAATTTCAATAATTGGCGGTCTATCTTCTTTAGGGAAGAATGGAGAAGCTCCAGTTCTATAATATTGATGTGATATAGCCTTAAAAATATTATCAATTTCAGCAATAAAATTATAATCTACTTCTCGATTTTCCCTTGGAATAGGAATAACTGGAGCTGCTTTTGTAATTGGTAAATAAAAAATAATATCTATGTTATGCATACTCTCTTGAACAAGAGGAATACATTCTTTAATAAATTCTCCCGTAATATCTGAAGTACTCTTTTCCTCAGCCCAAAGAGAGTAAACAATATTATCTAATGGACAGCGATCAAATAAAACTTTATCACCTGGTGAATAATTTTTTAAATCATCAACGAGACATTTTAAAATAGTTTCTTGTGTAATTTTATTTGTTTCTTTATTAATTAAAAGATTGTTTTCTTTTACAGTTTTTCTATATCCAGACTCATGAGCTTTGTAAGCAGGCCAAGTTTTAATAATATCATTGACAAGAGTTGTTTTACCTTGACAAGCGGATCCTACAATTGCAATTCTCATGTTGTACTATTTAGTATCGTTATACTAAACTTTCAAGGCTTTATTCCAAATCAAAAGTTGTAACCGTGGACTAAAGTTAACGTGCATAGCTTTAGCATATTCAGCTACTGCAGGAGCGTTTTCAACATGCTCTTCACGTGAACCACAACAAGGCATAAACCAAATACGATTTCTAGTCACATTAATACCACGATTATCATCTACATACTTTTCCCAAATTTCATTAATGTCTTCTGCTTTATTAATAACGAACTTAAATCCAGATTTATTTCTTACATGCCATTTAAGAACCTCAGGTTTATATGTTTTATCTTCTGGATCTCCATTTGAACGAAGTTTAGGAGATGTAGTAAAGGTTGCACTGTATAATCCATCAACATGATCACAAGGTGAAAGCCATTTATTATCAGGCATAATTGTAGCATTTGTTTCAAAATCAATACGTGGAATAAAATTATATCGTTCTTGAAACGCTGCAATAAATTTAAGCAATTGCTTTTCCTGAATAATTGGTTCACCACCTGTAAGTTTTAAAATAGCTCTATTACGAAGATGTTCAATATAATTATTATCTTCCATAAGTTGGAAAATTTCGACAAATTTCATTTTATTTTTTACCGACCAAGAAATAAATGAATCACATCCATTCGGTGAATCCTCAGAAGCAAAACCAATGCACGTTAAATTACACATTGACATACGCATAAACACAGAAGGAACACCTACATATTCTCCTTCTCCTTCAATGGTATAGAACACTTTATCGTCAGACAAAAATAATGTCTCTGTATTAATATCAATCATATTGAGTATAATATTAACTGCTTTACCTACGTAAATCAAGGCTCAAATTGATTAAATATTTGTAGATGAAAAAGAAGAAGGCTGTGAAAACAGCCCCACCATCGGGTGCTAGTTCGGTTGAAAAACCAGCTGACACATCACTATATGTAGCTCAGAGAGAAAAAATTGATTTTACTCTCAATGTCAAAGAACTCCCTTGGACAGATAAGCAAAAAGAGATAATTAATCTTTTTTTAGATAAGGATACAAAATTAATGATCCTTAAAGGTCCTGCTGGTACATCTAAGACAATTCTTTCTATGTATCTTGGGTTACAGCTTCTTAATATGAAGAAAGTATCAGATATTGTACTTGTACGTTCAGCTGTTGAAAGTTCAGATTCAAAGCTTGGTTACCTTCCAGGTGATATTAATGAAAAAGTTAATGTTTATATGACACCTTTTAATGAAAAATTTTCTGAGCTTATAATTCAACCTCAAATTCATCGTTTACATAAAGATAATAGAATAACAATCTGTCCTATTAACTTTGCACGTGGTTTACACTTTGCTGTAAAATTTATTTGTTGTGATGAAAGTCAAAATTTAACAACCCGTGAACTTCAAACACTTTTAACTCGTATGGGTGAGTTTAGTAAAATGATTATATGTGGTGATCCTGATCAATCGGATCTTCCGTATGGTAAATCAGGTTTCAATGCTGTATATAAAGCTTTTGATACCGAAGAAGCTAAAACACATGGTGTACATTGTGTGGAATTAACGGAAGATCATATTGTACGTTCTGCATTGTGTAGATATGTTACACATGTCTTTAAAGACATTATGTATACAACAATGTCTGTTAAACAGCACCCATAGCCTTTAGCTCAGCTAAAGCAGCAGCAATACTATCCTGAGCTTGTTTAATATCATCAGGTGTTTGATCTTTTGGTAATACAAGCTCAGGTGTCTTTTTAAAATTTACGCTCAGTTCACCTTCTAAACCTACCTCTTGAGCAATTTTAGTTAATGTTTGATTAAGCATTTGCTGCATTGGATCGGGTGGTCTTTGATCAATTAGAGATGAAAGATTTATATTAGGTACTAATAGATTACTCGTATCAATAGAACCTTTATTTTGAACTTGAGAGGTATAAATGTTGGTTATGTCTCCAGCTGGGTTTAAACTTGAAGTATTTTCTTTATTTAAAATTTTTACAGGTATAAGATAATCACCTATCTCACCGCCGTAAATTTGTTGCATATGCTCGGCGTTCATTAGACACCCCAACTTGTACCGCCAAATGGATTTGACCATCCCTGGGTTACCTGACCTCTACCAACAGTTACGCCTGTTGGTCCTGCAGGCAAATCAGGAAGTAGAGCAATTTCAATAGAAGTTGGTGTTTCTGTTGGCTGAACATTTGTTTCTGTTGTAGAAGGAATCTCAGCTGTTACAGTTGTTGCAGGAATTGAGACATCAGGTGTTGATACTGTACTAACTGCCTTTGTTTCATTTAAAAGTGTTACACCACCGTATGATGTTGGCATTTGAAATGAATGAGTAATTACATTTGGTTTTACATAAATGGCAGAATTAGCTTCATGCTCAAATACTTCTACTTTCTCTACCCAACAACGTTCACCATAATTCTCTTTTAACCAATTTGTTGCAGCATTAAAACAAAACTCAGCAGTTTTTTCAATACCTACAGAATCCATAATACGAAGATCACAACCTCCTTGAGAATGTAGCAATTGAAATGTTTCTAATAAAGGATCATCTTGAGCTACACATAATGTATGATCAAATTGATGTTGAAGAATAGATTTTAATGTTTTAAGACTAGCAAAATCTACTACCCAGTTTTTTTCATCTAATGATGAAGCAGCAAAATAAAATTTAGCAAGTAATTGATAACCGTGAATCTTAGAACAATGTGATGTAGCTCTCCATTGTCTAAATGCACAAGAACCTAACTCTAAAAGCTTAGTTGACTGATAATTACTCATATATTTTTATTATAACTGATATATTTTAGTAAATCAACTTAAATTGAAAAAAATATAGAAGTTGTCTTTGGCTCCTCTTCTTCGATATGCTCAGTATTTTCTATATATTCTATATTACTTAATCACTAGACAAAAAAAGCAACTCTCTAAATTAAAGTCTTTAAAATACGATTTACAGTATCATTAAAATTTTCATTCATATGAGCAGCATAAATGCGAGCCTTAGCTTTAGCTCTTGTTACTGATTTTCCAGGCATACACTTCTTATTTCCGATTTTTTTACAAACTTTATATCCACCCTTGACTTTACGTATATTGTATGGCATAATAAAGTTACTTAACTGGTGTTGGAGTCGGTACTGACGCAGGTTTTGGTACAATCTTTAATGTTTTTTGCCATTGCGCAGTAATATTTTTACTTTGTGCGTTTGCATTCTTTTGAATAGCAGGATCGGTAAGTAATTTACCTTTATTTGCTGGATCCAATACACTCCAACCGCTTTTAGTAAATAGGTAAGAACGTTTACCGTCGGCTGTTGTGAAACGAGATTGACCAGGTACGGGGCTTCCCTCAGGAGTTCTTGCAGTAGGCCCAGTTGTTATTGTGGGAGTTGGAGCTGATGTAGGTGTTTCAGGTACATCAGGCTTAATTACTGTTTTTGCTTTCGGCTCTTCAGCGTATGATTTAATATAATTGTTTAAATCACTATTAAATTTGTTCATATCTACTTTATGACCTTGTAATGAGCTTGTAAGATCAGAAATACCATAATTCTTATAACCTCCTCGACCAAAGTTTAGTAATTCACGCTTTGTCGCAGTATCTGTTACGGTGGTTGGTGATATTTTCTTAGGTAGATCAGTAGGTTGATTAATTAACCAATTTCTAAATTTATTAACATCGAGATTAGCATTGTCAAATGCTTGCTGTATTGTTTTATTTTTGGTATTTGTATATTCTTGACCTAGGCCCTGTAAAGCTCCACCAATTCTTGCACCACCATAAGCTGAAGCAATTTTACCAGCACCTCTTAACCAAGCACCTGGATCTTTTATGCTAGCTTTTGCTGCATCAACACGCTTACCAATCATTTTTACAGCAGTTGCTTGTTTAGCTTTATTAAGTAAATTTGTAAATACACCTTCATTTACAGTACCATCATTGTCAGAAATAAAATTTCTATAAAGAATTTTTAACTCATCATCAGTTAAACCTACAGTTTTTAAAATAGACTCGACATCTTCAATAGCAGGTGCATTTAAGAGTAATTCAGCTTCTGGAGTGGAAGTATCAATACTACATATATTACAAATATACTCTTTAAACGCACGTAAAGTCTCAGACTCTTCATCAGACATCAACATCTGTAAGAATTGCTGCGGTATATCCATAACTGACGATACACCATCAGGGTTCATAACAAGAACTTTGGGTACATCACCTGTTTCTGCTAAGATATATCCTTCATAGCCATTGCATTGTGATAAATCTTCAGCCTGATGTACAAGACTTGGATCTACCTTAATACGAACACGCTTGAGATCTGTTTTCTTTAAATTATTTTCA